CCTGGAACCTTCATTGGCTCTTTAGGATCTGTCTCGTCGTAGCCTCTAGGAACGTCTAAAGATCCGTCGCCTTTGCCTCCGTAAAGACTGGCAATCTGATGAGGAGTACCGAATGCTTGGCCTGTTTCTGCTGGATCGTTACCTTCCTCAGCGATTTGTTTGTATCTAAATTTACGCTTTTGATCCTCAACAATAAGGTCATCAAGCTCATTAAATTCGTCCTCGGAGATATTAAATACGTTCTTCCATATGTAATCTCTTGGTAAAGAAGAGTTTTCCATTGCTTGGTTTGCAAGGTCAATCTTCTCTTTCATCATAGCAATTCTCTCTTGCTCGTATATGATGGAAGGATTTGTCAAGTGAATATCGAAGTTGGTTATAGACTCGTTGGTGTATCCATGAGCGTACAAGTGAACCAACGCAACTTTCTTTAATTCTGATACAATGATTCTTTGAATTCTCTCAATTGTTCTAGCAAAACGAATGTCTTCTGCGGCTAGCGTTGCTTTACCGGTCAAGTCTTTTTCGTATCCCATGAATGCTTTAGGCACCTTTAGAGCGGCAAATAGTTTCTCTCTAAAGTATTGAACGTCTTCGATAGCGTTGTACTCAAGACCTTTTGCGGTGTCAATTCTAGTAGATTGATCGTTGCCTCTAACTGGAATAAAGAAGTCCTCCAATAAGTTCTGTTGGTTAAACTTCATGTTGTATTGACCAGTTTGAGCGTCGATAAGAGAAGTCTTCTTCATCTTGCCGATCATACGTTGAATGTAGTTCTCAACCTCGTTTGGTGGAATGGCTCCCACGTTAACGTAAAACGTTCTTCTTTCTGGGGCACGAGTAATTCTATGAATCAACATCGCGTCTTCGATCAAAGTGTATTGTTTGAATAGTTTTCTAGCTGGTTCTAAGTAAGATCTACCGTATGGTAAATAGTTAACGTCACCCAAGAATCTAAAGTGAGCCATTTCGTACAAATCAAACCAAATTCCTGGATCTTGATTGTTGTAAGCCGAAGTGTACCCTGTCGTAGAACTGATAGCAGCGTTAGGATCGAATTTGAATCTTACCTCGTTTGGATTTTTGGGGTTAAAGCCTTCCTGTCTAACGATATTGTAAGCCGAGAATGGAATTACGTTGTAAACTCCGTACTTCTCTGCGATCTCCAATTTTAAATAGAAATCACCGTACTTACACATGTTTCTAATCCAAGACCATAGATTAAATTCTATGTTCATTACCGAGTAGAACAGGTTTTCTAGTATATTTTGAATGTTTTCGTCCGCAGAAGTAATGTGTAGTACTTGACCTTGATCGTTCTTTAAAGTACACTCATCTGCGATAATATCCAAAGCGGAAGCGATGATGGCATCAGTGTCCATTGCATCGTAATCAGCGTATATTTGTACACGAGATGATTGGTAGTTCTGTGCTAGATTTAGGTTAACTCCATAAGCAGTAGACGTAGTGTATACCTTGTGGAATCTATCGATTAACGAGTTAGTTTGAATTACACCAGAAGTCTGGATGTGCTCTGTATCTATTACGCTTAAGTTCTTACCTCCAGAATCTCTGATAATGACATCAGTCGAAAATAGTCTTCTTAGTGCCGAAAATAGGTTGTCTTGTTTGTTCTCTGCCATATTATATTGTTATAAAAGCCAAGTTAAATCTTGTTGTTCTTTTCCCATTGGAGTTGCAATCTCTTGCTGCCATGGATTTTGACCGTAATTAGTATAAGATTGGTACATCGGGCTATCGTCTCCCGCTTTTGTATACGCATTTAAAGTAGCGTGAGTTAGGCTTTCTGCCGTTCTTTTAAATCTCAAAGAAGTTTCTCTCAAATACATAGCGATCGCGAAAGCCATGACCAAATCATCGTTGTATCCTGACATGGCCTGTTGCTTACCGTTCTTCCATATAAATACGCGAAGCTCCTCTAATAATCTAATCGATCTTATAACTACCGTTTTGGTTTCAATAAAATCTCTCATTTTTTCCAGTACCGAAGGCCTAACCTTGACGCTCATGGTGAATCCGGGGATCAAAGTAGAGTTTCCGTAATGCACTTGTAAATAGCTGTTTAGGTCAGCGTTACTGTCAGATCTGTGACTAAAGTGTATATTGGAATAGCCGCTCTCTACCACGCCTTGAACTACGTCCCAACCTATATTTGCGTTTTCAATTACTAATAAGGCTTGATTGTATCTGGTTGCTATTGCTATCAACTCGTTGGCAAACACCCTGGTATCTGTCTGGGCTTTAAATTCAGCTACTTGTGTTAATGTCTCTGTATCTATAACGTGATAAGCAGAGTAGTCCATTGCGTCTCCCCTCGCTACGTCGGCCACTACCATATAGTACGTGGTGGGCTTGGGATATTCCCAAATCCAAAGTGCTTTTTCCTGGCCTTCTCTATTGATTGGCTCGGATATCATGTTTGCCTCGTACCAACTTAAAATTTCTGGAGGAATTACGGTATTACCTGAAGTTGCAAAGTCGCAATCGCACTCTTGGGCTGCCATTCTAGCGCCCAAATCAGTGTCTTGCTTGTCTCTCCAATCTTGCGCTCTTTCAGGGTGAACACTCCAAGGTAACGAAATAGGTAAAAAACTATTCTTTTGTAATTGTGCTTCTGTGTAAGATTTGTGGAACCAGTTACCAACACCGTTAGGAGTAGATAAAGCTATACATCCACCACCTGTAGCCAAGGTCATCTTAGCAGCGGTGTAGATGGTTTCAATGTTATCGATAAACGCGGCCTCATCAATCACCAGTAAAGATACGGCTTCCGAACGACCTGCGTCACCTGCTGCCGATACCGCTTTGATTTGAGAACCGTTTGTTAGTCTTAAACTTAATGCGTTGTTGGAAGTTGCGGCCGCTCCAATCTTCATCCAGTTTGGAAGGTTGTCGTAAGCAAATCTAACTTTTGTAACCATGTTCTTTGCAGTGTCCTGCTTGGTTGCAATTACAAGAACGTTCTTATCTTTTGAAAATATCATCATCCACAAAGAGTAAGCGGACACTAGAGTAGAAAGACCCAACTGTCTTGACTTATTGATTATGGATTCGGGGTACTTTTGAAATAAGGTTAAAACTTTTTCTTGAAACGGATAAAGATCGAATAGAAGTCTTCCCCTTTGTGGGTGTTGAATCATGTAGTACTTCTTCATGAAATACACGGGATCTTTGGAACAAGTTATAAACTCTTGCTTAATTCTTTCTTTTATATCGATCTGACTGTCTGCCATTATTTGTGCGTTACTGCAAGACCTATTATAAGGGCTCCCATAACAAACTTTTCAATTTTATTCCTCTTCATTTTTAAATCGTACTTCTTCAAATCTCCTTTTAGGCCTTCAACAATAACTTTATAATTGTCCTGTTGTTGAACCTGCTTTTGAATAATTGATTGGAAGTTGTCTTCTTTAGTTCTTAGAGTTACGATTACTTTGTCTTTACCAGTTACTGTAGATTCTAAGTTAGTGATTAAGCTGTCTTGATTTAAAACGATATTCTTTGTTCTATCAAAATCCAACAAATCAACTACGATTGCTTTTGAAACCGGCACTGGTAGGATGGTTGTATCTTTGGTTTCTACTTTGTATTGCTCTGCGTATCTAACAACAAAGAAGCTGTCTATCTCGTGAGGTCTCATTTTAGCTGCGGCCTCTAACTCTGATTTGTCTTCTTTTAAAGCTTTAATATTGTCCTTTAAAACGTTTGCTTTTACTGTTAGCACTTGGTTCTTGTACTCTTCGTCAATGATAGCGGTTTCTAAGCTATCGTTCTGACCGTGTAAGGAATCGATATGAACGGCCAAAGAATCGATTGTGTTTTCGTAAGACTCTGTTTGGAATCTGGCGCCTTCAAATTGTTTAAAAATTAACCAAATGGCGGCCAATAAAAATAAGACGATAACGCCTTTAATTGCTATTTTCATAGTTTTCTAGTTTTCTAATAAATATGCCACTAAGCCTCTTCTGCCACAGAGTCGTAGATGCGCTTTTTACTAATTAATAAAAATTGAGAATGGGACATTCTAAGCCCATTTATGTAATACTCCTCTTTGCCGTCAGCGTATATCATTGCTGGGCCTTTCAAATTGTGAGGTTTTCTATTCTTTCCCGGATCTTGAATGTAATGGATTTTCGTGCCTTCAATGGATTTCATGACACCGTACGTAATCTTTTTCATATAACCAATTTAATAAATTTTCTTGATACTTTTTAACTAAAGTCTATGGTACTCAATTATTTAGTTAAAGAGAAACCTAATTTGCTACTTGTTGGATTTAGCGTGCTCAAGCTTGGAATATCAAATTTGAAACTTGCGTTTGGATCGTTGAATGATCTAATATCAAAGCCCATACTACCGTCACCTTTTAAATCAAAAGTCAAGTACATTTGTTTAACTCCCGTTTTTGAAATCATTTCCTTTAAAGCCTGTACAAATTTAGGTTTTGTATTCATTTGATCGGCTACATAATAAGATAGTGGAGAAGTTATAGCTCCGTAGTATCCATTGTCGCCTGTTTTTTTCTTCATTGTGTCCCATTCAACTCCGCCTGCTTTTCCTGGATTTCTTTTCATTTCTGCGAAGAGCTTACCAAACTTTTTAAAGAATACATCGTTTTTTTGTTTGGCAGTTTTTGCGTTTGTTTTTACAAAAAGTTTTTTAATATAGTCGTTGATGTCTTGTGATGTTAAACTCTTTGAATCAATTCCTATGATATTACCCAATGTTTGAATTGCAGGCATATCTTTTGGAAAGGCTGAAGCAACACGTATGAAAGCATTCGGACTAGTCTCACTCATCATAGGTAATAAAGCTTTATATAGAGCATATTGATCTTTGTCTCCTTTAATTTGATCTGGTTTAATTGCTTTTAATAAATCGGTTAAAGAAGCTGTTGCGCCTTTCTCGTATTTAGAAGATATTTTATATCCGTCAATTAAAAAATCCACTAACTCCGCATTTCCTTTTGGAAAAGATAAAGATTGTTGAATTCCAACGTGCTTACCTAAAAAGATAGCTCCTAATACTTCTC